TGAGTCCGCATGTGAAGGTAAGACTGATGAACAGAAAATTAAATTCATGGACAAGATCTGTGAAGATGTTTTTCAACCATTCATTGATAAAGGTTATCAAGAACTAGCCGAATACATGAATGCTTATGGTCAGAAGATGCAGATGAAGCGAGAAGTTCTTGCGGACAAAGGTATCTGGACTGCTAAGAAACGCTACGTTCTGAATGTGCATAACTCTGAAGGTGTTCAATATGCCAAACCAAAGATCAAGGTCATGGGTCTTGAGATGGTTAAGTCTTCAACACCAGCAGTCATTCGTGACAAGTTAAGAGATTCTCTTAATGTAATTCTACGTGGTAACCAGAGTGAACTACATAGTTACATCATTGACTTCCGTGAACAATTTAACAAGATGCCAGTTGAAGACATTGCATTCCCTCGTGGTGTAAATGGTATGCGTCAGTATGCAGGTAGTCCAATCTACACAAAGGGAACACCTATCCATGTAAGAGGTTCTTTGTTATTCAATCACTATGTTAAACGCATGGGTCTTGAAAAGAAGTATCAAAGTATTCGTGATGGTGATAAGATTCGTTTTGTTTATGTTTCAAAGCCAAATCCTTTCAATGAAGATGTAGTTGCATTCCCTCAAGAATTACCCAAAGAATTTGGGTTGCATCAATTCATTGATTATGATAAACAGTTTGAAAAGACTTTCCTCGATGCACTTGAATCTGTAATTGAACCACTGGGTTGGTCAGTAGAAGAAAAGTCTTCACTGGAGGATTTCTTTGGATAATATAAAAGTAATCAAAACAGGAATCAATGTTTCAAAGATATTGAAACAGTTGGAGAAGTATCCAGAAGACTGGGGTGGGCAACGCAAGATGAAAGAAGCTGGCTCACTTCTTGACAAAGGATATAAAGATATAAATGCAGATGTATTGCAATTGGTCATGGGTGGGGTTACCAACTCTGAAGAGTTTGTTGGTGATACTGATATCTGCATTAAAACACCAGCCTATGATAGACACACAGAGATAGTTGCATTTCTCAAGAGACACTTTGGAAAGTTTTATCGTTGTGGTTTTCTGTCACTGCCAGTGGGTGGTACAGTTGGACTACACATAGATGAGGGAACATACTACCAAAACAAAGACAGGTATCATCTGTCAATACAAGGTAGGTATAGATATTTCGTGGGGGATGATCATTACGATGTTGAGCCAGGAACTCTACTATGGTTCAACAATAAACTTAAACATGGAACAGAGAATATTGGTGATTGCACTCGCATTACATTTGTGTTTGATGTTCCACAGAAAAAGTTGACTGCAAATAAAAAGTAGGGTATAATATATTAAAAGGATAGAAATGAAAGCACTTAAATTCTCAGCATCATGGTGTGGTCCATGTCAAGGTCTTGCAATGGTTATTGCCAGCGCAGAAGATAAAATTACAGTTCCTATTGAGAACTACGATATCGATACCTGTGGATCCATCTCAGGAGATTATCATGTTCGTTCTGTCCCAACAATGATTCTTCTCAATGATGCTGGTGCAGAAATTAAGCGTAAAGTTGGTAGCATGGACGAGAAGGCACTTCTAGAATTCTTAAAGGGTTAATATGAGCATATTAGATAAAATTAAAAAGAATAGTACGATTAAAGATTCTGCTATTCTTTCACAATCAAAATTCTTCACGAAGAAGGATATGATTCCAACAACTGTACCAGCAATCAATATTGCTTTGTCTGGTCGTCTTGATGGAGGACTTACTCCAGGTATCACAATGTGGGCTGGTCCATCGAAACACTTTAAAACTGCCTTCAGTTTGTTGATGGCAAAATCATACATGGATAAGTATCCAGATGCTGCATTGTTGTTCTATGATTCAGAGTTTGGAACACCACAGGCATACTTTGACTCTTTCGGTATTGATACTGATCGAGTTATTCATACTCCGCTTACCAATGTTGAACAATTGAAGTTTGACATCATGCAACAACTCGATGGTGTTGAGCGTGGTGATCACCTGATTGTTGTCATCGATTCAATTGGCAATCTGGCTTCAAAGAAAGAAGTAGAAGATGCTATGGAAGGTAAGTCTGTTGGCGATATGACTCGTGCAAAGCAGATGAAATCTTTATTCCGTATGGTAACACCGCACTTGAACTTAAAAGATATTCCATTGATTGTTGTCAATCATACTTACATGGAAATCGGTATGTTCCACAAAGCAATTGTTGGTGGTGGAACTGGTTCATATTATTCAGCTGATAATATCTTTATCATTGGACGCCAGCAAGAAAAAGAAGGCACTGAGATCATCGGCTATAACTTCATTATTAACGTAGAGAAGAGTCGTTATGTTAGAGAAAAGTCTAAAATTCCTGTCACTGTTTATCATGATGGTGGCATTAGTCGTTGGTCTGGTCTCTTGGATATTGCCTTGGAGTCTGGTCATGTTGTTAAACCATCCAATGGTTGGTATTCCAAAGTTGATGAAGATGGCGTTGTAGAAGATAAGAAGTTCCGTCTCAAAGATACTGATACAAAAGAATTCTGGATGCCAGTTTTAATGCAAAAGACTTTTGTTGAGTTTGTAAAGAGCAAGTATCAGGTTGGTTCAACAGAGATCCTTAAAGATGAGGATATCGAAGAAGAGTTGGCTGCAATCGATGACGCAGAGTAACCTACGATATGTAACTGTGCAAAGCAAGACTACTGGTCTTGACGCAATAAAGTTGCTTGAAGAACCATATTCAGGTATAATATTTACTTACGGTGGAGTTAGTTTTGATGTCGATGAAGCCAATGATCATCTCAAGATAAAGTTTGATTATGATATTTTGTATGATCCATTGGCATCACCAAATAATGAAAGAGGTGGTTTTGTTGAAGAAGATTTTCAACAATATATTGGTGACTTACTTCAAGAACTACTTCACCAAGAGATAGCAAAGAACAACGTAACTTATACAGGTGGCATAGACGATGAGAATAGAACAGGCGATATTATCGAATCTGATTCAGAATGAAGAGTATTGCCGTAAGGTAGTTCCGCATTTAAAGAAAGAGTATTTCTCAGACCGTAAAGAGGCAGCAATTGCCTCTTTGTTAATTACCTTCTTTGAGAAATATAATAAACCAGCATCACTTGAAGTTGTTGCCATTGAGATTGGTAACATGGTTGGTTTTACTGACAAAGAAGTTCCAGAGATGCAAGACTTTGCTAAAACTCTAACGAACTTTGAACCAAATGAAGAGTGGCTTGTAACAAATACTGAGAAGTTTTGTAAAGACAAAGCAGTGTATAACGCAATCCTGAAGTCAATCAAAATTATTGATGGTGCCGATAAGATTCATACTCAAGATGCCATCCCTTCAATCCTTTCTGAAGCACTCAGTGTTTGTTTTGATAATCATGTAGGTCATGATTATATTGAAGACGCACAATCTCGTTTTGAGTATTATCATAGAGTCGAAGAAAAGATTCCTTTTGACCTAGACATGTTTAATAAGATTACCAAAGGTGGTCTAAGTAAAAAGACTTTGAACATTGCGTTGGCTGGTACTGGAGTTGGTAAATCTTTGTTCATGTGTCATGTATCAGCTGGTGTTTTGATGCAAGGTAAAAATGTATTATACATAACTATGGAGATGGCTGAAGAAAGGATCGCTGAACGTATTGACGCAAACCTACTCAACCTAACCATGGATGAATTAAAGGTAATTGATAAAGACATCTTTGATACACGTATCGAAAAGATTGCCAAGAAAACTCAGGGACATTTAGTTGTTAAAGAGTATCCAACTGCCTCTGCTCATGCAGGACATTTCCGTGCATTGTTGGAAGAGTTAAAGTTGAAGCGTGAGTTCATGCCAGATATTATCATGATTGATTATTTGAATATCTGTGCAAGTCAGAGATTGAAAATGGGAGCCAACGTAAACTCTTATACATATGTAAAGACAATTGCTGAAGAACTTCGTGGATTGGCTGTTGAATATAATGTTCCAATTATGTCAGCAACTCAAACTACTCGATCTGGTTTTACAAACTCAGATCCTGGACTTGAGGATACTTCAGAATCGTTTGGTTTGCCAGCAACTGCCGACTTCATGTTTGCTTTGGTAAGTAATGAAGAACTTGAACAGTTGAATCAAATTATTGTCAAACAATTAAAGAATCGTTATAATGATCCAAACTATTACAAGAGATTTGTAATTGGTATTGATCGTGCAAAGATGAAGTTGTATGACGTAGAAGTTTCTGCTCAAAATGGATTGGCTGATGTTGGGACTAAAGATGATGACAAACCATTATTCGATAAAAGTGACTTTGGCAAACGACTACATAGTAATGGTAGTGGACCATTCAATGGATTTAAGTTTTAGGAGAAAGATATGGCAAAGGTAATTGTAGCTGAAAACAAATACGATATGACTCATATGTTGGGTCAGTTCCCAACTGATAAAGATTATGACTTCTTAATTGAAGAAGATATTGATGTATACATGCCAGAGGTTCCTGGTCATCCAGAGATGACATACTCTGAAGAAAGAATTGTTCTTAAGTTTCGCAAAAACTATTTTAGTAAAGAACAACAAGATGCGGCATATGCTGGGTTGAGAGAAGCTGCAGTTGAAACTCAGAATCGTGGTATTGCAGCTGGACCACGTCAGGGTTCTTTGGGTAATCGTCAATGGGTAACTGAGTATGAGTATGAGATGCTTGATCAGTTCTTGAAACCAACAGAGAATCTATTTGGTGAAGATCCAATTGAAGAAGTGCGTAAGAAATACGCTGG